CGTAAAGTGATTGCCGATCAGTTTCAATCTTTTTATGAAGATAAAGTAAAAGATAAATTGATACAGGCAAAAGAACAGTACGACATTATGCGAGATAAGGCAAAAGTCGCTATTGAAAAAGTTGTAAGATATCATCAACCACAGGAAGACGTTGATACAATAAGATCAATGATCAAAAAATACGATAGAGCCGGTGGCGAATTGTATGAGGATAATTGTTTTTATGTTGTAAGACCAATTACTAAAGTTGATGACAATGGCAAAGAGTATGAAGCAAATGATGAAGTTCATGTTAGATTTGATATGGGCAGAAAATTTGCAAGAGCATATTATCGAGATGAGATGAAAGCAAAAAATCTTAATCCAGATTATCATTTGTCTATTGATAATGACTACTCAAAAAGAAATCCAAAATATTATAATGACGAAAGTAATTGTAATAAATTTTTGGGTTATTCAACATCTTCAAATGATGATAAATCTATTATTACACCTAAAGCAAAATGGGAAAACGATTTTAAACTTTGGGTTATTGGAACATCTTATTGTCATTCAAGACAATTCAAAGTTGATGAGAACACTTTAGAGTTTTTTAAGATGTATCAACAAAGTGCCGACAATGTAATTAAAGAGCATGAACAGATGTATAGTTATGTTGAGGATAAAATGAAAACTTTAAGATTAGGTTTAAAATCTTACAGAACATTTGACCAAGCAAAAGCACTTGCTGATAAGGTTGGCGTTGTTTTAAATGAAACAATGTTAAATGAAAGTTCTAGTTTAGCATTATCAATTTATAGTCCAGAAAATCTGGCTAGTCTTTTGGAAGATAAAGAGGTCTTAACAAGAGAACAGAAAATTGCTTTTGCAATTGTTACCTTTGCCGTATGGAGAACATCTTGTCTATAGACCCTAAAAATGAAACTG